TTTTATCTCCTAATTAAAATTATTTACCTTTACCAAAAGACACCGAAGATTTATGTTCTTTAAATAGTGGCGCTCTTGGATCACTTTGTCTCATAAGATTATTGTCCACAGACTCCATTTGTTGGTTAGCCTTGTCTAAATAATACTTAGTACGTTGTTCAACAAGCTCTTCGGGAATTTTACAAAGAACTAAACCACCTATTTCTATACAACCGGGATATTTAGAATTAGCGTCAGATACTATTTGTATATGAGGCTGTTCTTCAGCTTTAACCATTTCATAACCTTCTCTAAGAGCCATAGATATATTTCTAGGATCAGGTTCGTTCAAAGTGGATATACGTTTCCAATGGTATTTCCACCCATCAAGTGGTTTAACTTCCGGTAATGAAGAAGGAGGGGTCCAAGTTTTTGGTCTTTCCTTTGAAGCTCTGTTTTGTAATTCACGAGATAATCTGTTTTCAGCCATTTCTATTCTCCAATTTTATCATTTCTTTAGCGTATTGCTCTGGTGACAAACCTAACTTTTTCGCCAAGGCTACTTGTGACGTTGTCATTCGTATCTTCTTTGAAGAAGTTGTTCGTGTTACTGGAGCAACTATTGCTGCAGGTTTTGATTTAGTAGGTTCTTTCGTTTCTACTTCTTTATCGTCGAAATGTTCTGGAAACCTCTTTCTCATGGTTTCATTAATTCGTTCATAATATTCGTCTGTTGTTGCGTAAGAGCTGCCGTTTTGCCTTACCAACTTTTCGTGTAAACCTAACGCAAGGCTAGTCATTTCTTCGTCTTGACCGAACCAATCATTTTTATTCTGCCAATCCATAGCCTTTGCGTCAGGCGGTAAAGCAGCAGGTTTACTATTACTTTCTTGTTTTACAGTA